TTAAAGGCTAATCTACGGGCGCTATGAATGTCTTCAAAAAGTGCAGAACCCTGCATCAAAGATAGGTGCATCTGAGTCTCAGCATTACGACGTACTGGGTCATTTTGAGCACCTTGGTAATCTGTCAATGCCTTTGAATATCGTTTAACAATGTCCATCGCTGTAGAGCGGTCACGCATGGCCATCTCATCCCAAACAGGACGGTTAGGTGCTTCATATCGCTCTGGGAAAACTGTCCACTCACTACGTGTTAAATCATATGCAGCGTATGGTTTGATATCTCTAATATCAGTTGAACCAGGATTAACATAGAAAGTTACTTCATAACCATTCCAGTTGCTAGTCTCTGGTTGTAAGTGCTCACGAAAACCTTCGTTGAGCATCTTGCTAATTTCTATATCGCCTAAACCTGAGTACTCTGGATGGGCTCTACGAAATTGCAGATAGTCAACTCCAATAAGAATATCTAAGTCTCCTGGCTCTCTTGCTGCTGACCATTGGAAAGATACTCCAGAACCTGCAATCCATACGTGTGTCCATAAATCTGGGTGACGATATTCTTCATTTAAAAATCCAAAAAGTAACTGCAAAAGCCCATTACGAACCCAGCCATTTAAGGTGATACCTGTAAATAACTTTGGGTCTAGCCCAGTTTCTGGGGACGAAAAGTACGAGGTAGCCGAACCCTGTATGACTACAGGTCCAACTATCTGGTCAAGTCCGTCAGGGCGATTCATACCCTTAGTTTATGCGCTTATTCGCTCTTACGTTCTGCTAAAGCCTCAACAATACGTGCTTTTGCAACTTCTTCAGGACTTGGAGGAATTAACTTAGCAAGTACAGCCTTGGCTACACGGTCAGCAAGTAATTGTGACTCAATGTCATCTACTAACTCTTTGCTACATCCATAGATGTCAAAGGTAGTTGCTTGTCTGGCTACAGTTTCACTGACTGGCAGTGAGTGCGTACTAAGAGTTCCATCTTCATTAATAATGACAGTGAACCCTGCTTGAATCTTCTGCTCTTCGCTCATTAGTTCATTCCTATCAGTTTTTGTTTACGTTGGGCTACACCAATTGCTACTGGACAAAAGTCACAGAGATAGGTCTTAGGTCCTGGAGTATCCTTGTAACTTCCCATGCCTTCTTTAATACGTTCTTTTTCAGTCTTAGGTATAAGCATGAGATTGTTATCATGCCAGTCAGGACATCCATCTTTTGGCTTATTGTGCTTCTTATAGCATGACATAGCATCTTCCATAAAGGTAGAGCGTGAGTCATAGAAGGTGTCATCAATCTCTGCAAGACCAGCAGAACCTCCGCCTTTAATTTGGCGAATAATTTCTTTCTTTGATTCTAGATTAGCCCATGCACGGATAGGCAATACATATAATTTGCCCTTGTGTGGTTCTCCTGATGGAAAGACGTGCACCTCGCAAGTAACTGCTAAGAGATAGTCTAACTCTGGTGCTCCATTATACGGAGGAAGTTCATCAATACTTTGACAGACAAGACAGTACAGCAAACGAAGCATCGGCTCATTTGGTGTTTCTTTTTTTCCCAGTAATGGAATGTTACTCATTGTGCTCCTTGTAGTAGTCCGATTATCCTAGCAGATGCGCCATTACTTCCACTTTAATGGCAAAGGATTCAACTGCAACTTTGGTGAGTTGTTCTTCGGTGGGTATTCACGACGTTTTTTGATTCCCTGTGAGGGGTTGGAAAAGTTTTCACCTACAGCACGATTTTTTGCTCTATCGCCTATGCGACGGTCATTAAAGATGTTATGTGGTTGGTTACGTTCAAAGTCGCCTGGGTCTGGTGCTCCTACTGCAGTTCTCATTAGTCAAATTGGTCTTGGTTTAACCACGCATGTAGGTGGTGTGCTTCAATAATCGCAGATGCTGGTGCTGATTTCTTACTACCCTTATAAAGTATTCCTTCAGGTAACTTAATATTTGAATCGTGTTTCCCGCGATTTACAGCAGAAATTGCACGCTTAGATGGTCCAAGCATTGACGCTGGAACTGGTGGGTAATGATTACCTTGAAGGTGTGCAAGAAGACCTTGGTCTCTATCCTTGCCCTTCATTGATGCGTATCCCTCTGCTTGTGTGCGTCCCATGATTAAGCCTTTGCCCCATCATGTCCTGCATCAAAGTGTGCTTTGGCTAAACGCGAGTACGTTCCTGAAAGAGTAAAGGCACGATTTGGTCCATCAACATTATTTAACTTCTCTTCAAATTCAGGAATTAAATGGTGTGCACCATATTTTTCCATATCTTGATATGCGCCTGAAATAGCCATGCGTGGGTCTGATGACCGCATCATGCTCTCTGACATTTTCTTTTTGGCCATGATTACTTCCCTGGGTTTACTTTAGCAGGATACTCAGAGGTAATAAAACCATAACCATAGAATGGATGCAGTGACTGACGATTGTTTACAGTCTCTTCGTTTCCTTGTCCTGGCATAACCTCAGTGTCTGGGCGAACTTTACGGTACTTACCATCTGTTGCACCGTTAGCGAGTGAGGCGTTCATTGAACGTGTCATATTAACTGCCATGATTATTTTCCTTTTCTTTTGTTCTTTGGGACATCAATAGCAATTGGACGCTGACCAGTAGCATCAGAATAACGGTTGTGTGCATTTAACTCTTCTGGTTGTTTTTCGTAAAACTCTTGTTTACCTGCGCCACGTTGATAGGCTTCTTTTTTACTCATAAAATTTCCTCGTTTTAACCCCGTATTAATGTCTTCTCCAGCAAATCGTTTTACATTTTTACGACTTTCAGTATCTGGCTTGTAACCTTTAGGAGCAAGAGAGGGTCCGTTGGCAGTTTTTAAAGCCTTTGCATTACGTCGGTCATTAAATATCATGCCATCATACCTTTCATTACAGATGCCTTGCGCTGTGTTACGCAGGACAGGCAATGTCCTTTATTATTCATAAATTCTACAGGATTCATTATAACTCCACATGTTGGACATGGGGCAGAACCATTGTACTTAGTTGCATTCTCGGCAATTTTCTTTGCCTGCAACTCCATGATGAAAGAGCCGTCTCCGTCATCCATTACTTTTTGCCTTTTTCTGCTTGTTCTTCATCTAACTCGCTCATGGAGTCTGCAATATCAGCCAAAGTTACTTTACGCTTTGGGTCATTTGCACGGTCAGGCACTCCACGTGTCCATCGGGCTGCCCAGTTTGCTGCATTACTTTTACCCATTAGTTGGACTCCAATCCATTACGAGATGCACCCTGGAATCCAGAGACACCACCAGAGAACCAAGATACACGAGGTTCTATGTAGTTTCTGTCGATACTAACAATGTCATCAATTCCTGGTTGTGAACGGTCTCCATAGCCAAAGCGGTCTGGAAACAAACGAATTTGTGGGATAGGTGGGCGAACCATTTCTGCAATATCTTTGCCAGGAATGTTCATGACCATCAATGCCTGCTGTGTGAGGCGCTCCATATTAGATGCCCATGGTCCGTTATAAGAGTAACGCTTTGCTACCTGGTCAGGTTGTAAGGGTGCACGCCATGGTTTGGTGTGGTCATAAACTCCGTCAAAGTGTTGTGTCATCGTTCTGCCCCTCCAAGTTTAAATGCCTCAGAACGAGTGCCAAGAACAGGTTGCCCACCTATAACAATGGGAGACAATCCGTGACTTGCGGGATTTAAATGAGGATTATTTTTAAGCAAATTTACCAAACGTGTGTCTCCTGCTTTTGCAGACCTACCAGCATTTTCATTTAATTTTGCTTTGTTGGTGTTGTGGTGAACCCAATGCATTGCTTGAAAATCACCAACTGAAGTATCTTCAGGTATAAGTTTTTGTTTTAATGCTTTTTGATGCGCTTCGGCATAAGCGTTTTGAAGAAACGAATAAACGCCCTTTTTTGCTAAATGCGTGTTTGCTACACCGTATGGAACATGGTAACTGTTTAAGGCTGCATCGTAAGCGTGTGTATCAATAACAGCAAGGTTGTGTTTACCACCAGTAGCAAGAGTTTTAGCAAAATCTGGTGTCTTATTTGCCCCTGTTTCTTTTTGAGTAAAGATTGACATTGGGTTTTCTACTTCATTATTTCTTACTCTTAATGCCTGATGCACATTTTCTAAAGTTTGGTTATTTAGAGGGGTTCCTCCCAAACCTGCAACACGTCTAATTTGGTTTGTTTCATCTTTTGCAATATCTTTTTCAGGTTGTGCTTCTTCTTTTGACCCTTTTATAGAACGTGCTTCTTTTGAAATTTCTGCGCCTTTTTTTATAAGTCCAAATTGTTTATCAGAAATAGTAGGAATTTGCAATCCCATCATTCGATTTACACGCCATTCAGTTGATGCAGACAACTTTCCTAAAATAGCAGCACCTGACTCTGTATCACGACCAGATAACTCTTGACCAATATAAGACGAATCTTTTTGACCTTCTGGGTACCACGTTTTTCCACCAGCCACGTGTTCTGGAGAAATTTCTTTGGTTCTTTTTAAAAGGTTTGATACAAGTTTGGCATGGTTTTCTGGTGTTAACTCAAATTTTCCAGGCTCTAGCGTCATGTGTTACGCCCACGCAGGTCTTAGGTATGCAAGCATCGCCTTGCGACGTGCATCAATCTGTCCTGGCTCTTGTGCCTGTGTATTGGCTTTACCATCATTAACAAGGTGTGGAGCAGGAGTAAGTTGTACTTGTGGTGCATTGCGTATTGAGCGATAAACAGTCACGCCATTTGAAGTATCAATAACGGAGGCCATCTGACGCTGGATACCCATCATTGGGTTAATTCCTTCAGGCCAGTAGTACATAGATGGCTCAATGCGCTCACCTTTGTGTACACCACGTTGATAGGCTTTCTGATTAACACGGTTCTTGATGCTATCCAACAAACGGTCATCACGACGTGAGCGGATAGTACCGAGATATCCATCTGGATATTCTGCAGATGGAATTCTTCCAACACCGATACGCAAGGCATCCATGGTGTCATGTGCTACAGGAGTACCAGCACCACCCTGATTGTTATAGCCATTAAAACCACCGCCGCCTAGTGATTGCCAGTTCTGGGATGCAGAAAAGTTATGCATTGACTGCCCCTGCCATTACTGCTCAGTTCTTTTAGGGAAAGACCTATCAAATGCTGCAAGGGCATCATTCTTTTCTTGTTTTTTGGCGCCCCTACTCATACTCTTACGGCGACTGGACTCTTCGCGTTGAGACTTTAAATACTTAAGAGTAAGTTCTGCTCCTGGATTTGCTGTCTTTCTTCCAAGTTCATCTTGAATCATGGTAGGCAAAGTCTGTCCTGCACCTGCTGCATAGATTCCTAATTGATGCTGATTAATACCACGTGTTAATGCGTTCTCTAGTGAACTACGAGATGCTCGTCCACCAATGCGGTCTGATACATCTAGGTGTGTCTTACCAGTACTTTCATCTTGCCAAATTCCTTGGTGCACATTTGCGCTCTCTGTTGGTGTAGCAGCACGTGCTTTCATCCAACCAGTAGGCATAACTTTTTCAGCAGTACCTTTTGTCTCTTCTAAATGATTAGCAACTGCTTGTGTGTCCATAGACCCACCAATTTTTTCAGGACTTCCACCCATATCTACAGGGACACGTGGGTCACGGGATACGTAATACCCAGAGCCCTTTCCCTCTTTACCAGTAGCAAGTTCACGAGAACCACCAGGAAGGGTAGCAAACTGAGAGGTGCTAATGACGGAGCGTGAATCACTCATTGCGTCCTGCCCCTTTATCGGAAGATGGAAGTGTTGGAGTCGATGCATCATCCCAATTAAATGTTGTCTGTCGTGTACGACTAGAGTACGACAATGGTCCACCTTCACTTAGGCTTTTAGTACTCCACGATGTGCGTGCAGCAGTACTACCTGTGGTGTTCTTGCTTAATGACAAGGGAGGCGGTGAGGATGGTGCACTTTGTAACGCCTGCCCTGTTTGAAATTGGGGCTGCGATATCATTTTAGTAAATACTATCCATACCGTAATCGAAGTTAGGGCGATTCTTTCCTGCAACAGATGGAACGATTTTTGCGTTAGCCATTGTTGCGCCTGCTTCGATTGGGTTTACAGAAGGAAACTTTGCAGTGATTCGGTATGAAGCGCCCATGCGCTCTGACGATGCTACATCACCAACAAGAATGTTTTTCTTGTTTGCTTTTCCACCTGCTGTTGGGTCTCCTGCTTGTGTGTTTTTCTTTGGCATAAGTGTTCCCTTTACTGGAGAACCACTGATGTTGGCAGCACCTGCAGCCATACCCATGTAGCGACGTGGGCTGTTTGCATGTTCTGCTGAAGAAATAACTTCTTCTGGAGTTGGATTGTTTCTGCTCATTGAGGCTCCTGCCGCTTCATGATGATTTGTGGGTGCACCCATGCGACGACGCATTCCGTGACCTAGTGATGTCCAAGATGACATAGTTACTCCTTAGTGTATGTATAAGGATAGAACTGTTTTAGTGGGCTGTAATGGCAAATACAATGGCGCTTATTTCGCCATCTCTACTCTGGATGGTAGTAAACCCTGGTACACAGGATAAATCCATGCCACGTGGGGCTACATAGCCTCTAGAGATTGCAATTGCTTTGACTGCCTGATTAACGGCTCCTGCACCTACGGCACGGAGTTTTACTTCCTTCTTGTCATAAATTGCGTGAGCAATTGCGGAGGCAACGCTCTGGGGATTCGAGCCTGCACTTACCCGTAGGAAGTCTTCTGGTACGGAAATTTCTTCGTTATTCAATTGTTAGTCCTTTGGTTCGGTTTGGTGTGCCACTCCTAACCACAGGGTAAGGCTAATCTCGTGATTGGTCTCGGTATTTAGCATCTTTCATTTGCTCAATCACGGCAGTCTCAATAACACCATCTGCAAATCCTGCTACTAATCTGGCTAATGCGTATGAATCTGCGGCATTATCATCGTTAAATTCAATGCCCCACCGCTTGTATATCTGTAGGAGCATCTCCTGCTTCTTAGCATTGCCTTTACCTGCGGCGTACTTCTTCAACGTCATGGGAGGAACTTTCAATGGAAATCTTGTCTCATTATCAAAGTAGTCATAAATTGCCAGACGTACCGTGGCAGATAACTCCCCTAACACCAACGCCGCGTGAGATGCAAGGACAGTTCCTTCCATAGCCACGTCATCTATCTCATTACCTTGTTCATGTAAATACTCAAAGTGGTCTATTAACCACTGACGTATATCGACCAGTCTTTCAATACCAAAATAAGGAGATTTATAAACCCATGTTATGTATTGAGTTGGTTCTTTAACAGAAATTGCAGTAAGGGCAAATCCTGTTAACGACTGGTCGATACCGACAGCAACTACTTTATTTTTTGGTAAAGTTTCATTAATCAGTTTTGTTGGCACGGAGTTTTCTTTCTTCTATAACCATCTCAATGGTTCCAAGATAACCTGCTCCGTCAGTCAGGTTATCCCTCTTGTGTAAGTACGACTCTCGTGCAATTTTTACCCACGCCATCGCTAACCCTACTTGTTCTTCTGTTAGGTCAACGTTAAAAATAACTTCCCAACCCTTTTTAATCCTGTTGAAATTATCTAGTGGATGGTCGTAGGTATAGTTACGGTCTCCATGTATCAGTCGGTGTGCTTCTTCAAGCACTCCTTCCTCATGGGATAGTGACATAGCGGCCTGTTTGAAACTCATTCTTAATATCAATGGTCGATGCCATAATTGTTTTGAATGTTTCATCAAAGGTTGCTTTTCTATTGAGTAACCACCAGCCAGCCATTGCTGCAGTTGCATTTGATGTACCAACTGTAAACTTTGTAGAGCCATCAAGCATAGTTCCATACCAACGGGCATTGGTAAAGAAGTCTGTCTGACCCTGGGCTCCGTTGCTATAGCGTGCAATGTAAGGCACTGCACCCTTATCCCAAGCAAGTCCTGATGAGCCTGAGTCTGGATTATCAGTTGCACCAACTGCCACCGTGTCTGTTAAACAAGCAGGGGCAAAGACATCCGTGTGGTTGCTGTTATTACCTACTGCTGTAATTACAGGAACGTTGGCTGCTTTAAGTGTTGCAATACTGGCTGCCATTCCTGCAGGAACTTTACATCCTGGAAAAACTGCTCCTTGTGCAAGGCTAACAACTGCGATGTTGTACTTCACTCGGTTGGCAACAATCCAGTTGAATGCGTTTTGTACATCATCTAATGAGTAGAACCCTGCCGTTCCTGATGCAGACATTCCAACAATTCTAATAGGAATAATCTTTGCAGAGGGATTCACCGCTAATGCAATAGATGCCATCTGTGTTCCGTGGTTGAAGGTTTTGTCTTTAGTTGTTGGAAGATTTGCAGCGCCTAAGCCCTCCATGTTCATTTTTTTATTGGGGCATGTGTAAGAAGTCAAAATACAAACTTCATAAACGATGCTGTCTTTAAATGCCGTTGTGTTCATACCAGTATCGATGATTGCAATTGCTGGTGGTGTTTCTGCATGTACAGGAGTAACTCCTGCAAGTAAAATAGTTAGTACTAGTAGTGTCCGTTTCATGTTGTTCCATAATCCTTTCGGAATGCTCGTTGGTCAGATGTACGGCGAGTTATCTCTCTAGAAAC